ACCAAAGGCTTCCTCCCGCCACGCATGACCACCGCCGAGCGTGACGCCATCAGCACGCCGCCGGCCGGCTTGATGATTTACAACACCAGCACCAACAAGCTCAACGTCCGCACGGCCAGCTCATGGGAAGCCGTGACCAGCTCGTAATCAATGCCCCTTGAAAGTCCAGTGCAGCGCGATGGTGACGCCGGTTTTGTCGGCTACGCTTCGCGCTTGAATCCGATCACGCTTCCAGCCGGCGTGCTGCAAGCCTCGGAAAACATGCGCTTGGACCGCGGCGTGGCAACCACTCGGCGTGGCGCCAAACGAATGGCCAGCGGCGTGGCGCCAGCCAATGCGCCTCTCACCGTGCCGTTCAATTTGTCCGCGAGCGAAGGCACCGGAGATCCGGTGGTCAAGTCCGTCTACGACGGCGGCGTGTTCGCCTCGGCGGTTGTCCGCTCGCCAGATGCAGTGAATAGCTTTGAACTAGTGGTGCTCGCCGCGCCCGCCGAAGCCTATCTGCAAATCTTTGACGATGGCAGCGCGTTTGCCGGTCAATGGAGCGGAGGACCGATCTTGGCAACGGATGGCGTCAATCCTGACGAGGAGATCGTGACCAACGCTGGCGAAGAAATTTTGTCCACCCTCTTGCCCGACACGCTGACGTATCCGGCGGGCGAGACGATTGAGACAACGGACAAGGTCAGCATGGTGCAAGCCTTCAATCGGCTTTACCTGCTGCGCGAGGCCAGCACCAACAAGGAAGGCTGGCAATCCAAGGGTGTCACCAGCGGCGGCATCACGGTCTCTGGCACCACGGCCACGGTCAACCTCGCCGCGCATGGCTACAGCGCCAACATGCGGGTGCGCATCGAGGGGAGCAATGTCGCTGCCTTTGACGGCGTGGAATACGACATCGCCACAGCGGCCACGGACACTTTCACGATTACGGTGCCAAGCGGCACCGCACAGGACACGACCACCACCGGCCGCACCGTTCGCCGAGTGAAGGCGCCTCTATACTGGGATCTCGACCCAACGACCGACTTTGTCCGCAGCCCCGCCGGTGTGCCATCGGTTGGCTCCACCTACAAGTCACTTCCCTCAGTGCCGTGGGCAGTCTACACCAACAACCGGCTCGTGGTGCCCAGCGGCCGCGACGGTGTGCTGCTCTCGGACTGGCTGGACCCCGAAGTCTACGATGCTTTCTGGCAGTCCTTCCGCGCCAACCAAGGCAGCAATGACTACTTGGTCGCCGTGCAGCCTTGGGTCGAAGGCAAATTCTTGGTCTTCATGCGCAAGTCGATCTGGCTGGCAACCGTGGCGCAATTCTCCAGCACAGACGGATCAGACTTCAGCATCGACACCCCACTTTCCAAGCTGGAGCTGCTTACCGACGAGGTCGGATGCCTCGCCCGCAAGACCATCGCCGTGGCAGGGCAATACGTTTTCTTCCTCTCAGACGCTGGCGTCTATCGCCTTGACGCCCGCCTCGACTTGCAACTGCGCGGCGACACCAAGCCACTGAGCGACTCGATTGCCGACCAGTTTGAGCAGTTAGATCCGTCCGCCTCCGAGAACGCTGTCGGAGTCTGGCACGACAACCGCTATTGGCTGGCCGTGCCGCAGACAGCGGGCGTCAACCCCGCCGCATGGCTCTTTATTTGGTCGGCGCTCAATGAGCAGTGGGAGGCCCGCGACAACTATGGCTTCGGCATTGATGACCTCTTGATCGTCACCGCAGGCAGTCGCCGCCGCGTCATGGCAACCAGCCAAGCGGGCACCATTATGATGCTCAACGAGGAGCAGGCGGGCGATGACGCGCCAGACCCATCCGTCACTGGATATGTCGGCACCGTGTCTGGACGCATTGTGACGCGCCGCTATGGCATGAACAGCATGCACAACAAGCGATTCCTTCGCTCGCTCTCGGATGTGGTCTTGCCGGATACGGCGAGCATCACGGTCAAGGCACGCCTGACCAACCCCGACTCGCAGATCACGCTAGTGCCGGGGCAGACTAATCTGAGCGGACTGTCCGAAGACTACACGCTCAAGCAGCCGATCCGGCAAAAAGCGCATTACTGCGAACTTGAATTTCTAACCACAGCCAACCGGCCAGAAATCCGCAACGTGAGCATCGAGGCCGCCGGCCCATCCAACCCGCCGACTGAAACCAGAAACGCAGCTTGATTTGCTGAACACTGAAAACTGAACACTGAAAACTTCATAATATGGCAACCGTAACAGCATCCTACAACTGGGTCAGTGGCGAAACCGTCACGCCGACTAAACTTAATTCGGCCGCCGCGCCGACTGTGGTGGTGGCGGACAATGAGATCACAGCCGCGAAAATTTTGGATGGCGCAGTTACCAACGCAAAGCTCGCCACTGGCATCGACGCCAGCAAGCTCACCACTGGAACGCTGCCGATTGCGCGCATTTCCGATGCCGCCGTCACGCCTGCCAAGCTCTCGCAGCCGCTCACGCTTGCCACCGCGCAAAACACCACCAGCGGCACAAGCATCGACTTCACCGGCATCCCGTCATGGGTGAAGCGGATTACAGTGATGTTTAGTGGCGTTAGCGCAAGCGGAACTTCAAGTTTTTTGCTGCAACTTGGTGATTCCGGTGGTGTGGAAACTACAGGATATAGCTCTGGAGCTGGCAACATTGGAACATCGGCAGCAGCCGGAGCAGCTTCTACGAGTGGATTGCTTTTGATGCAAGCTGGTGTAGCAGCCACGCTTGTTTCGGGAATTGTTGTATTAACGAATCTATCTGGAAACACATGGGTGTCGTCTGGATGTCTTGGGGCAACGCTTAATGGGACTACAACATCGGGCGGTTCAAAAACACTGTCTGACACTCTTACTCAAATCCGCCTCACCACCGTCAACGGCACCGACACTTTCGACGCCGGATCGGTCAACATTATGTATGAGGGGTAAGAATGCTCCCATGGGAAAAAGCAAAACACTGGTGGGACGAGCACTCGACGCAAGACTTCTGGGAAGCAGTCGGCGAGCATTTGTCGTCCGGCTATGTGTGGAACAGCCCGAGCTGCTTCATGCTGGCCAAGGCCTGCCGGTGGAATGCGGAGGAGCAAAACTTTGAACTCGGGGAGCCTAACTGTTGGTTCGTCACTCTGGCTGCTGGCGCTGTTGGCACAAACCCTGTGCGCGAGTGCCTTCGCGTGGCGCCGCATCCGCAGACCTATGTGGCATGGTGCCGCAGGGGGAGCTTTGAGCCGCGAGTATACTTGTGGGAAACACTAATTAAGAAAACAGGAGGACAATAATATGGGAGGATCACCAAGCATGCCAGCGCCGCAACCTGTGCCACCGGCACCGGCGCCGATTGATTACGACAAGATGGCTGAAGCGAGTATTCGCGTGGCCAAGGCTCAGACCGCCGAGGAAGAAGCGGCGATCAAGCGGCTATACCCTGAGTATATCCGCATGCAGTTCGGCACCGCCGACCAGCTCGCCGGTAAGCTCGACAACGAATACCTCCAGCGCACACGCGGCGTCATCGGCGAGGAGCTGCAAGCGGCGTCCGCGCCTAATGCCATTGAGGCACAGCTCCAGCGGGATGCCGAGTCTGAACTCGCTCTCGGACGTTCGCTCTCACCGGAGCAGATGCGGGAAGCCTCGCAGTCTGCCCGCGCGGCGTTTGCTGCTCGCGGCCTTGGCACCAGCATGGGCAGCAGCGCGGCTGAGATTCTTAACCGTGATGCCTATGGCACCGCACGTCAGGATGCTCGCCGTGGCTTCGCTGCCAACGTGAACCAGATGGATCTGGCGCGCAGGCAGCGGCGGATTGGTCTGGCCGGTGCTTATACCGAGCTTGATCCGTTCCGGCAGTCGATTGGTCCGGCGTTTGGGCTGGGCGCTTCGACGCTGAGTAACACGACCGGACAGGTGAGCGGAATCTTCGGCAACTCTCTGCAACAGTCCGGCAACGTGGCCAGCTTCAATACCAATATGTTGGCGTCGAATCGCAACGCTGTGCTCAACAACAACGCCGCCATGCAGGCTGCAGCAATGCAGGCCGGTGCGCAGCAAAACGCGGGCATGATGGGGATGCTCGGCGGCATCGGCGGCGGTGTGGCTTCTGGCCTCGGCTCGGTCGGCATGGGCATGGCCCTCGGCGGCGTTTCTTTCTAATGACCTACGAAGACAAAGTCTCCTACGCTCACCGGCTCATCGAGCAGTCGCTCGCTGAGTTTGGCAATCCGTGCATCGCCTGCTCTTTCGGCAAGGATAGCATGGTGGTGCTGGACTTGGTGCGGCGTCACCGGGATGACCTGCCGGTCGTGTTTCACCGCGAGCCTTGGCAGCCGCACAAGTATCGGTTCGCCGATGCGGTGATCCAGCACTACGGACTGCGCGTCTACGATTTCCCGCCCTCGGCCACGATGGTGCAGGACGGCGGCGGCGAGGTGGAGATCGCCGGATATTACCAGATCGGCGCCCGCTACAATATGCTGCCGACCGGCATCCGCGCCCCGAAGGACGGCGAGGACTTTGTCTGCGGACTCAACGACATCTACCAGCGGCCGACCGGCACGTTCAACTGGCCGTGGGACGCGATGTTCCATGGACACAAGGCGAGCGATACGGATGCGGTCTACGGCGACATCACGATCCGCACCGATGTGGCGCGCAACCTGGACAGCGCCAGCCTCGTCTTCCCCATCCGCCTCTTCACCGATGAGGACGTGTGGCGCTACATCGAGGAGAACAATTTGCCCATCCACCATGGACGCTACGAGAAGGTCGGCGAGTCATGGCAGGAGCGGGAGGACAAAGGTGACAACCCTGACTATGTGACCGCTTGCACGGCGTGCATGGCCAAGGACGGACCCGCCGAGGTGCTGTGCCCGCGGCTTGGCCAATTGGTGAGCAATGTGAGCGATCAGCTCCGGTGGTCACAAAAAGAACGCCCCAGCTACCTGCGGGCCGAAGCAGCTTAATCAACAACGAAGGAGAACAAAACTATGTTTGGATACGCACCCCAAGAATCAGATCAAAGCGGACGCATCATCGCCCAAGGCATG